GACCCGAGATTGAGGCGCGCCTGACCCGCAAGGGCGTGCTGAACCAGGCTACGGTCGCGCGCAAGAGGGGAACGCTGGCAGGGATTGCCGAGGAGATCGAGATTGTCTGCGGGTGGGATGTTGACATCCAGACCGGGTACAACCAGGTACTGGAAAACGATCAGGCATTCTTCCTCAATCCGGTGTTCACATACGACCCGTACAATCCGACGATCTCCTATTTCTCCGGGGAGTTCGTCACGGTCAACGGGTTCGTCTACAAATGCCTGATTACCCCCACCCTCAACACTGCCCCGACCGGCACGAACACATCCAATGCCAACTGGGGGGTCATTTACTCCGCTGATGACACCACCGGCGCGCTGGTCAACCCGGTAACTGCCGGCGTGAACACGTGGGAGGCACGCTACCCGGGGGTATCCCATGGGATACCTTCGGTCACGGCACTGAAGCAGGGTGTCGGCTGCCCGGACCCGGAATCCTTCAGCTTCCTGCTGGCGCTGTTCTTCTCCCGGTTCCTGCACGGCTGCTGCCGGGTGTACAACCGGGGCGGTTCCCCGCAGAACTGCGAGCTGAAATCCGTGGCGCGCACCACCACTGACATCGGCCTGCTGAAAGACCACCCGGATCCCGAGCAGGTCATCCTCGACGCGCTGCCGGTCCCCTGGATTATCGCCTCGCACACGTATGACCCCACCGTTGAGTACATGACCAATGACATCGTGTACTACCAGGGCCAGCCGTTCCAGGCCCTGCGCGCATCTACCGGCGCTGTCCCTCCCCTGAACAATGTGCCGACCACCGAGTGGCAGCCGGTTGGCCTGGATAAGCGCATCGCCCTGATGATCAGCGGGCAGACATCCCAGAACCTTAATACCACGGCCAATCAGCAGGTGAATGTCTACCCCTATGTCGCCTGGTATGACCAGTGGGGAGAGTTCATTGCCCAGGAGCAGGCACGGGGCCAGTACACCGCTGTCCCTGATGTCAAGGCATGCCCGCCCACCCCCTGCTCGACGGCCTGCCCGTACTCCTTCACCGGCACCACATTCACCTGCACATCCAATGGCGCGTTCCCCCTGCTGGACGGGATATCCCTGGCGGTTAATGACCTGTTCCTGCTGACCGGTGAGGCTAACCCCGTCAATAACGGGGTGTGGAAGCTGACTAATGCCGGCTCGGCAGGCACACAGGCATCAGCTACCCGTCAGTACACCGCTGCTTCGCATGTCGGGCAGTTCCTGCGCTGCTTTGGCGGGCTGACCAACGGCAACCGTTTCTTCTGGTGCCAGAATGTCACGCCCCCGACCTTCGGCACCACGCCTATCACCTACTCCAACATCGGTCCATTCGCGCTGTACCCGAACAATATCTACTTCGAGTCTTTCACCGGTAGCTGGGGCACCACGCTGGCCGGGCAGACCCCGGACGTAGCCAATGGCACCACCTGGTCCGTCCCCGCCGGCGCATTCCAGACCGATGGGTTCATGGATGGCACAGCGCATCCTACGGTCACCGGCACGCGCTCGATCGGGCTGATCACTGCCCAGGCTGACTGCCAGGTGGCAGTTACCTTCAAGACGTCACCCGATGCGGGGATGACCCAGGGGATCATCTTCCGGGAGTCCTCGACTTCTAATTACTGGCGCGCCGGCCGGACTACACTGAGAAAGAATGTTGCCGGGGTATTTACTACTGTCGGCACGTACTCCACCCCTTTCTCAGACCTGGACCGGATGACCGTGGTTCTGTCAGGAAGCTCCATCACCGTGCTGCGGAATGGTATTTCCGTGCTGTCAGCTACTGATTCTTTTAACTCCACGGCCACAAACCATGGACTGATTTACGAGGCGACTTAATGGCATATACCATTCCCCCGGACACGCGCACTGTCGGGTCGGGCAATCCTCCCCTGGACATCAATAATGTCTCTGATGTCCTGACAGGCTCGGGCCTGGGTTTCAGTATCCTGAACACGGCGTATGCCGGGGGAGCGGATCCCACCGGGACAGCGGACTCCACCGCTGCCATCAACGCTGCGGTCACTGCTGCCAGCGCTGCCTCGCGTCCCGTCCGGATCCCGGCCGGGACCTACAAGATCAGCTCTACCCTGAACTGGAAGCTGCCCGGCCTGGTGGTCATCGGGGACGGCGCTAACGTCACCAAGATCCAGCAGGCCACCAGCAACACCACCATTGTCCAGGTCGCCGGCCAGTGCCAGAAGATCTCGGGCATCAATTTCTCGTACGCCACCCAGCAGAACGCCTCCAACACCAGCTCTATCTGCATGAGCTTCGGTGACGACACCGCCGGTTCCTGCTTCATGTCCCATTTCTCGGACCTGCGGTGCAGCCTGGGCGCGTACGGCATGTCAATCAACCCGGCCATCACCACCGCAGCCGGGCTGTTCTCCTGCCAGTTCGACAACAACGAGGTTACCGGCTACTCGATCTCGGCAATTAATTTACAGGCTAATGCGGGACTGGGCGGCGCGAACTGCACGGGCTGCGTGTTCAATAACACCTACGTCCACAACAACTTCACCGGGTCCGACGCGAACTCATCCTCCTGGCCGGTGCGGTTCCAGAGCTTTGATGACCTGGTGCTCAACCAGTTCAATATCGAGCACGCCCAGGTGTTCAACTCAGACGCTATCGCGCTGACATTATGCGGCAGTGTCACCATCAACGCGCTGCACCTGGAGCATCTGGAGCTGTCCGGGAACCCGGGGTTCGGGCTTGTGCTGACGGCCAATGCCGGGACCACCATCATCAACGGGATCTCCATCCGGTTCTGCACTATGACCGGCACCAGCTACAACGGCATCTTCCGGTTCTCCGGATCCGGTGCCAGCCTCATCTGCAACGGGCTCAACGAGCCAGCCGATGGCGGTATTGCCACCGTCCACCCGCTCATTGATTTCAGCAGCGCCACGAATGTCACGGCCAGGGTCCGGGGAATCACAGCGTCCCAGCACACGGTGATAAGCCAGCTTCCCGGCACCGGCTGCCAGGCCGAGGTTGAATCCGTCAATGCCACCTGGACCCCGGCCGACAGCAACCTGCTGCTGGCTACCGGCGACCCGATGGCACTGACTTCCACCGCTATCACCATCGCAGGCACGCTGTACCTGATGAAGCTGCCCGTGCGCTACCTGGTGAAGATCTCCAGCCTGTGGTTCCTGGTGACCACGATTGGCGCCGGCACCAGCACCACGTCTTTCGTGGGGCTGTACAGCAGTGCGGGGACGCTGCTGTCCGGGTCCTCTGATATCAGCACGCCGCTGAAAACCCTTGCCCCGGCCCAGTGCAACCTGACCACGCCGCAGACGCTGGCCGGCGGCACATTCGTCTGGGCTGCCCTGCTGACTAACCTGGGCACCACCCAGCCCACCCTGCTCAAGGGCCTGACGGCGACCGGCAACCTCCCCAATGTCGGGCTGACAGCGGCGAACTACAGGTGGGCTATCAACGGAACGGGCTTGTCGGCGCTCCCCGGCACCATCACGCCGGCCAGCAACAGCTCAACAAACATGCTGACTTTCTGGGCAGGAGCGAGCTGATTCATGACGTACCCCCCGACATACACGTCTGTTTACGGTGGCCCCCTGGGGGACTACACCACGAACTACGTTCCGAACCCCTCTTTTGAGGTCAGCACCACCGGGTACACCCAGCTCCCGGGCACCCTGATCACCCGGGACACCACCACGGCTGTGTTCGGGTCCTCCTCGCTGAAGATCTCCACGGACGGCCTGGTCGCCGGTGAGGGGTTCAGCTCGCCGGTGGCCACGGTCCCCGTGACGTCCACCGGCTCCGTCTCGCTGTACCTGATGGGCCAGCCCGGCACCCTGACCATCTCTGCGGTCACGGCCGGCGGTGCCGTCCTGGGATCGGTCACCATCCACCTGAACACCACCTTCACGCGCTACACCCTGGACTCCCTGGCAATTACCGGCACGAATGTCCCGGTTCAGATTCTTGTCCAGACCCCCAGCGCGCAGAAGTTCACCTTCTGGGCTGACTCCCTCCAGGTCGAGCCCGAGTCCCCGGCCACCCCTTTCTGCGACGGCGACCAGGCCGGCTGCTTCTGGACCGGCACGCCCGGGTTATCCACGTCCTTCCGTCCTTTCCAGCACGGCACCAGCGTCTCCGCCGGCGTTACCGTGTCCGGGCGTGTCTCCACCATCGTCCCGGGCGAGATCTTCGATGTCCCCCCGGAGGTCACCGTTGTCACGGTGACCAACTCCGTCACGCCCACGGTTGTCTCCCCTGTCTCGGTCTTTGATGACTTCGCCATCTTCGAGCTGACGGACAACGACCCGGCGATGACCTACGCACTGTGGAACAACTCCGGTGTCATGACCGGGTACAACAACTACAACCAGGGCTACATGTACGTGACCCCTCCCCTGGACTACCCGGTGTCCGGGGGCCAGTTCGCCTGGCGCCGTGCGGCTTTCGCTGCCGTGGGCTACGAGTTCGTCAACCTGGCTGCTGGTGCGGCTGCCAACCTGACCAATGTGCAGGTGGAGTTCCCCCAGATCAGCGGCACGAACCCGGTCACCCCCCGTGGCTGGCAGACACCCCGGGTCATCAATACCATCGTCAAGCCCAACCGGCTCAACTACGTGACCAACCCGTCGTTTGAGACAACAGGAACCACGGGCTGGAGCGCCATCGGGACCGGCGCGTCCATCGCCACGGATGCCACCCAGTTCGCGCCGCAGGTAGGCAGCTACGGGAACCTGCTCTACAACGCCGGCGCTGTGTCCCTCAAGACCTCCATTGCCTCCGCCGGCACCGGGCAGGGCTGTCAGGCCACGATCAGCAACCTGATCATCGGCCGGGACTACACGGCCAGTGCGTACATCCAGCCCGGCACGGGCATCGCTGACGTGGAGCTGACTATCGCCGGCTCCACGGGCTCAGCAGCCCGCTCCGGTATCCCCTACGGCTCAGGAGGCTTCGGCTCCGGGCCCTACGGCGGCCTGCCTGCCACCCTGGCCCAGCTGGGCACGGGCCAGTGGTACAGAGCGGCCTGCACGTTCACGGCCACCGCTGACTCCCACACCCTGTCCCTGACGGCGCTGGAGGTCCCGGGCGCCTCCTACCCGATCAGCTTCTGGACCGATGCGGTGCTGGTCGAGGACGGGCAGCTGCTTCAGCCCTACTTCGACGGGTCCTTCGGGACCGACGCGTTCTGGGAGGGGACGATCACGGGCTCTGCCACCACGCTGTGGACGTTTAACGCAGGTCTGGGCACGTGGCTGGCTATCAGCGGCGCCACCCTGACTACGGCCACCACCTGGGCATACCAGGGGACCACCTCAGCGAAGTTCCACGGCAACGGCATTACTGCCTCGCCGGGCATCAACTCCACCGGCACCGTCCCGGTGATCGTGGGTGACTCCTACACGGCCAGCGCGTGGTCCTTCTCCTTCCAGGGCTGGGCGTCGGGGCTGGTCATTGCCATCGAGTGGCTCAATTCCTCCGGCGCGCACCTGTCCACTACCAGCGCTGCGGCTGTCCCCCTGACCCTGGGCGCTGCCACCTACCTGAGCGTGACCGGCACGGCGCCCTCCAGTGCGGCGTTTGCCAACATCATCATCAGCGCCTCGGGCACGCCCGGCGCGACCATCACGTTCCAGGTCGATGAGGTCCAGGTGCTCCCGTTCGCCATCACCTCCGGGCGCTCCTACTACTACAGCCAGTTCACGGCCAAGGAGCACCTGGTCGAGGACGTGCTGGTGAAGAACACGCCCCTGGGCATCCTGCACAGCCCTGCCCAGTTCGGCGTCCCGTTTTCACAATAGTCTGGATCACAATATGGATCGTGCGGAGTACATGCGGAACTGGCGCAGCCGAAATAAGGATTATTGTAAAGTTGCCGACCGCCTAGGTCGGTTCAAGCGCTACGGGATGACACCCGAAGAATTTCAGGTTCGAGCAAACTTACAGTGCGGAACCTGTGCAATCTGCGCATGCATCCCTGCTCGTTGGCGAGGTGAAGAATTCATCCGGGGCTTTCTATTGATCATGATAGATTGTGCTGTCCGAGCGACAGATCCTGCGGTAAATGCGTCAGGGGCCTGATCTGCAACGACTGCAACCGGATCCTCGGCATGGTGCGAGATGACCAGCGTATCTTGCGGAACATGCTGGATTATCTTAAAGAGTTTGCTTCTTTCAAACCTCAGTAGGTCGAATTAATGAACTGTGAAATGTGCGGCCAGGACCCTTCAGCAGTGATCAAGATTTTAGCGGGGAGCAACAAAAGCCTAGAGCTATGCAACGCGTGTGACAAGCTGGAGAGCGAGATTTTTCCAACACCCGGTTTCAGATACAGGCCGAAGCAGTAGACTGAGCCGATGAGCCTGCTGCTGCTGTCGCTGGCCCTGGTGTGGGGCTGGGAGGCGCTGAAATCCATCGCCTTCTTCACCATCCACCCCAGGGTTTCGGCGTTCCTCATCGCCGGCATGGCTTACGCCGGCACCTTCCTGCCCGGCCGGGTCCTGCTGGCCTTAGGGGCAGCCGGCGCCGCCGGGGTGATCCGGGTAATCCTCCAGGTCAGGTCCCTGCCACCTGTGGATATCCCCCGTCCCAGGAAGATCTCCGTGCCCCCCGGGGCGCGTGGGAAAGCTCCCTCCACCCCCCAGGGAGTAGGCCACCGGATCCCCCGTCTATAGCACAAGCAGCTTGACACCAGCCCCGGCTGGCCCCTACGGTTTGAGCAGCCAATCCAACAGAAGGAGCACGCTTTTATGCATGCACGCTTCCGGACGGCAGCCCTCGTGCTGTCCGTCTCCGCCGGCTTCGCCGGCCTGGCTCTGTCCGGCGCCCCGGCCATTGCCTCCACGCACGTCAATCCCCACGCGACCACGGTCTGCACGAACAGCAGCCCGGCCTGCCTGAACATCAGCAATCTGCTGCTGAACCAGGACAACTCGCCGTCCATGGTCATGAACGCGACGACCGGGCAGGTTATCCCCGGCCGCCGGCTGAACCTGCGCCAGGCCAGCGACACGCGCACGAACGAGGACTTCATCGTCAAGTTCGTCGGGCTGACCGACCAGCTCTGCCCGAACATCGTGTTCCCGACCCCGGGCCAGAACTCCCTGGACCCGACGAGTTACGCCTGCCTGCACTACCCGGGCAACTACCCGGTCTACCAGGGCAACTTCGCCCCGGATTCCAACGAGAACGGCCAGTGCGTGGGTGCCCTGGCTGCTACGGACGGCTTCAAGCTGCGCCTCGTGCGCTGCGGCGACCCCCGTTCCTTCTGGGTTGGTGACCTGGCCCGTAGCCGGAATGTCACCGTGACCTACCCGGGCGGCCCGCACATCCTGGTCTACTTCCCGCTGGAGTTCGCTGCTGACCGCTCGGCCAGCAACCCGCTGGTGGCCACGTTCGACCCGGACACCAAGAACCCGGTCAACCACATCACCCTCCAGCAGGAGAACGAGTCCGGCGCGTTCGTCATCGACCGTCAGGAGTGGGCTTTCACTGGCCCTGCCGGTTTCACCCCAGGTCACTGACCTGGTAGTTCACAGGAGTTCCACTCCCGTATATTGACAAGAAGAGGCTGGGCGCGTTAGACTTCCATCAGGAAGCGGGCGCCCAGCCTCTTCTTCGTACCAGCAGAAGGAGTCTCATTGAATCTCAAGGCCATCCTCACCGGCGCGTTTGCTGCCGGTATCGCCCTGACCGGCGCGTTTGCCTCCACGGCCAGCGCCTCTGCCCATGCCAGCACCGTGCCGCTCCGGGTAACGGTGTTCTTCGGGAACCATCACGACTTTGGTGCCGGCGGTGCCTGGGGCACCTACCGCACGCTGCCCTCCGCTGCCAACCCGGGCACGCTGAAGGACAAGATCAGCATCCTGACCGTGGGCAGTGCGCCTGCTGCTGATTGCGGCAACACGCCGGGCTGCACGGAGTTCACCGTCACCAGTGACATCAGCGGCAGCTCCCTGGTCACGGACGTGGGTGCCCTGGCTCCCAACCAGGCAGGGCCCAACGCCGGCAGGACCATCACGCACCGTGCCACGGTGGTGCTGGGCAACGGTTCCGTCCTGGTGCAGCAGGTGTTCGCCACCACGGCCCCCTCCCGGGACCTGGACTTCACCCTGTTCACCGGGGACTCCCTGCGCCTGAGCGGTGTGGCTCCCCTGCTGTGGAACAGCCCGTCTTTCGCTGGCGTGTCGTCCTACAGCCTGCACTACAACCCTGTCCCCGCTTCCGGACTCGCTGAGCACTGGGACGAGTCCAGCACCAACAACGACGGTCAGACGAACAGTATCTTCAACAACATCTTCTGACTCCCGTCCGCAAGCGCCAGTGGCGCGCTTCGCTGCTCCTGCCAGCCTCCAGGCAGACAGCAGCAGGCGCGCCACTGGCCTGCTGCGGGAAAGTTTTCCTGTTTGATGCTTGACACCCGCATATCGTCGTTGTTAGTGTGTGCGTACGTCAACAAGAAGGAGTACCCATGACGACCGCTTCTATCGCAACTGTGGAGCGCACTGTTCCCTTTGCGGAGGCCCTGCGGCAGGCTGAGGCCAGCGCTGAGCCGTTTTTTGAGGTCAGGAATGTCCTGATCACCCCGGAGGATGCCTCGTCCATCCTGGAGAATCACAGGCTCATGAACGAGCGCACCGTCACGGCTTACACGTGGCGCCGGTACGCCCGGTCCATGGAGGCCGGCAAGTTCTTCGGGCTGCTGCACACGTTCAAGTTTGGTCAGCCCGTGTACGGAAAGGAAGGTGTCGAGGACGGCACCCTTCCCCTGTTCGACGGGCAGCACCGTCTGCTGGCTATCTCGAACACCGGGCTGCCCCAGGTGGTGAAGGTGATGTTCGGCGTGCCCCAGGAGGCACATCCGCACATCGACACCAACCGGGTCCGGCAGCGTTACATCGAGCTGAGCTACAAGGGCTACGACGCACCCCGTCTGCTCGACAAGCTGGCTGCACGCGCCGTCATGATTGACGCCGGCCTGCGCAGCTTCACTGGTCACTTCCAGCCCACCATCGAGGAGGTCGAAACCGTCATCGCCGGCGGGCAGCTGGAACTGGCTGTGGAGATCGCCATGCGCTTCCGTGGCCAGCACCTGGCCTCGGACACCGCAGTGGGGACGGCAGTTTACCTCATCCTCAAGGAGTCCCGCACTGATTCGCTGGGCGAGCGCGTCACGGACTTCTTCGAGATGCTGCTGACCGGCACCAACCTGGAGGTGGACGGCCCGATCTGGGTCCTGCGCGAGCGCCTGCGCAACGATTTCGCCCGTCGTGGGCGCGTGGCCAACAACACCGAGGTGCACACCCATTTCATCGTGACGGCGTGGAACCACTGGATTGCCGGTTCCACGATGAACCTGCTGCGCACCCCCAGCCCTCGCCAGGGCCTGCCTGTCGCCGCTTGACAGTGCGCGCCTTCGCCCCTACGGTGGAGGCTAAGCGAAGAGGGGATCATCCTTCGGGCTGGTCCCTTCTTTGCGTGCGCGCCCTGGCCGGGTGCCTGGTAGCAACCTGACTCCTTCTACTGACGGTTGGCGGGGTTTCCCCTGCTTACGGGGAAACCTGCTGGTATCCCGGCCAGGGCTGCGCTATGCTTGGCAGCTCATCCACAGGACCGAAGGAGTCAGCCGTGTCTATCATCATGGCCACTGCCGTGGGTATCTCGGCAGCCGTGACCAAGGACAACCAGACCCAGATCAACAAGATCTACCAGGGCGCGCAGGCCCAGAATGGCGCGTCCTATCACGGGTTCCTCAAGACCTACAAGCCAGACGATGAGGAGAACGGCCTGCGGCTGCCCGAGCAGAAGGTCGAGGTCCAGCACGTCGCAGCTGATGAGCTGGTCAGGGCGCGTGAGCTGTGGGCGAGGATGTGGGACATCAACCGCACCCGGGACGAGGGCAACACCGTGGCCCGGGGTGACGTGGTAGTGAACGGCGTGACCGTGCTGGGCCAGGTCCCGGTCACTCACCTGCTGTTCCTGGAGCACCAGCTCACCAACTTCATCTCCCTGCTCAAGGCGATCCCCACGCGCCCCCTGGGAGTGGTGTGGTCCGACACCGAGCGCGAGGGAGTCTCGGCCGGCGTGCCGGTGCAGACCCAGCGCCACGGCAAGGCCGTGCACTACGAGATCGCGCCTGCCACTGACCGGCACCAGTCCACCCTGCTGGCCCAGCACTCCACCGACGTCCCGATCGGTACCTGGACCCACACGGACTACACGGGCGCGATGAAGCACGGTGAGCGCCAGGCGATGATCGACCGGGGCGCGAAGCTCCTGGAGGCAGTCCGGGCGGCGCGTATCGCAGCTAACTCCATCCCGGTGGAGGAGTTCAGCGAGTCGGCGCTGCTGCTCGGTTTCCTGATTGACGGGGACCTCCCCACCCGGTAGACTGGTGCGCAGAGCACACAGCATCAGCATCGTTGTCACCGTTTTACCGGCACATCACCGGAAGGCAGAAGGTTCGATTCCTTCCCTCGGCTCTGGGCCTTTGGGCCCGTACTCGCCGGGGTAGCTCATTGGCAGAGCATCCAGGCCGGGATCAGGATTGTTCATCTCGCTCTAGCATCAGCATACGGTCATCTGGCGCGCAGGTCTGCCCAGCACAGGAACCGTTCGGAAGATTGCAGGTTCGATTCCTGCCCCCGGCTCTCGCGCCGGGGTGGCTTAACGGAAAAGCGTCCGGTCTAGCAAGTTATCCTGTGCCTTACGCACTGCCGCTGAGAAGATGGCGTGAATGTATGCCGGCACATTCCTTTGGAGAGTGACTCGCCGGCAGTCACTTACATTCAGCTCAGGGAGCCCCCCAGGCACGGGTAGTGGCCGGGGGGCTCCCGCTTTTCCCGGGTATTGCCACCTGGGCCCGGGCACGGTAGGGTGATCCCAGTCCACGTCAGGAAGGGGAAATAATGGGAGACAACTTGCCGGTCTACGGGTTCGCCGGCTCGGCTTCCGTCGAGCAGGCCCAGGCCACGTTCATCAGCGCGAACTTGTCGGATTCCATGCCCGAGGAGTGCCTGTTCGTGATCCCGGCCGGGATCTCCAAGGGGCGCGCCGAGGACCGGGGCATGCGGCTGATCCGGGACTGGATCAGGTCCGAGTACGACGCTGATGACCTGGAAGAGGCCAGTGATGTCCTGCTGTCCCTGCTGAATTACAGGAAGCAGGACTACGACACCACCCTGGTGCTGCTGCACGACCCGGAGCAGGACGGGGAGCTGGTGAAAGAAGCAGTTCAGGCCGGCATCCGGGTGCTGGATCTGCGCAACGGGATGATCGAGCTGACCTGGCGCGAGCCGGACCCCGAGCCCGAGCCCGCAGTCTCCGTCCCACGGCTGCGGGGCGTGCCCCGGCAGGAACCGGAGGCCGCACCTGCTGCCCCGGCTATCACCGGGCCCGGTGCTACGCTGGAAAGCATCATCCGTGCCCTGATCAGGGAGGAACTGGCTGTGGCAGGACTCGTCCCCGGCGTCAACAAGCCCGTCCTGGCGCCGTCCCAGGCCGGTGTTCCCGGCGCGCCCCCCGCTGCCATGACGCAGCCGGCGGATATCGCTGAGCTGCCGGAGGAGCCCGAGGGCCAGGATGACAGCACTCCCTGGGTTTCTGAGCCCGATCCCCCTGCCCCGACCCGGCGCTACACCGTGGACGAGCTGGGCATGCACCGTCCCCGCAAGCCGGGGCGGCTGGCCTCGGGCCTGCGCCTGGTCGAGCTGACCGATGCGCAGATCACTGACCTGAAGGAAGCCGGATGGCTTATTGATGAGTAAATTGCTCATCGGCTCCTTCATCTGCCCACGATGCGGCAGAAAAGAAACAAAATACAGGAACGCGCTGTTCGGCTGGTGCTCTAAGTGCAAGGACTGGACAGCTAAGCAGTAAAAGAAAAGGCTCCTGTATCCGGGGCCTTTTCTTTTCGGGAGACCTTTGTGGATAACGAGCTTAACGCGTGGCGCCTGCTGAATGACGCCTGGAATCATTTCTGGAAGCACTGCCCGGATCCCGGTGCGTATTACGGTGACTACATGGAGAATGAGGACCTGGACGAGGCCCTGACCAGGGCCGGGCAGATCCTTTCGGAGGGGCAGCATGCAGCACGGTGATTTATCGTCGGAGGTAGTGCCCAAGATCCTCATTGTTTTTGAGGGCGCCATCGGGCACCTGCCCCCGGATAAGGAAGCCAGCTACCAGAAGTTCCTCCGCAAGCAGCGCTGGGTAGACGCGCTGTACTGCTGGAGCCTGGACGAGCAGATGCTGCGCAAGATCTGGGACCTGTCCTTCCGGCATTCCCTGACCGTCGAGATCATTACCTTCATCTCCCAGCCGTTTGCCGATGTCCTGGCAGCGCGCATGGACGAGGAGGACATGCCTGTCCACAGGGTATGGCACACCACCCCGGCGAAGCTGTCCCGGCAGCTCGCGTACATGCCGGACGTATCAGCGGTGTACGACCCGGATGAGGCACACGTATTTACGTACGGCGCGCGTGGCCGGGTGGTCACGGACGCCAGTCAGCTGGGAGGTTAACCGCAGATGCCACGCAAAGGGCCCCCGTGCAGGTTCTGCCGGGGCGAGGGTGAGGTAGCGGTGCTGGGCCGTAAGCCCGTGAAGTGCCGTGCCTGCAAGGGCAGGGGCTGGACGAAGCCCGCAAAGTAAAAACACCCGGATCAGGCGCTCACCTGATCCGGGTGCAGTGTGGTTAGAGCCGACCTCGCAGCTGATTCGGAGTGTATCACGTATGTTACCCACGTTCAATATCGGCCGTCGTATTGTCGAGTATGTCCTCCAGGAATCTGATCTCCAGCCTTTCCTGGACGCGTCCCTGGACCGGGACTGGCTGGCTACCCGGGACGCCTATTCCTTTGCCGCAGTCTTTGCTGATGACGAGGACCTGCGCGCGTATGAGTACATCCTGCGCTACCACGCTGAGTACGGCTTTGTCCCCACCCTGGATGTATTCAGCAGCAACTTCCCCGTCTACGGCCCGGTGTCCTCGGATTACCGGGCCGCTGAGCTGGTGGACCAGGCCCTGGATGCGGTCACCAGCGCCATCCTGTCGGTTCAGCTGGCCTCGCTGGTGGACCTGGCCCAGGAGGGCCGCACCGAGCAGCTGATTGCGGATGTGCGCGCGCTGGCGGGCTCCCTGGACCTGTCCCCGGCCCGGATCGAGTTCAACATCGGGGTGGAGACCGAGCTGCGCAGGATGCGCACCCAGGCTGAGGCCCGGCACCGGTTTAACGCCATGCACCAGCAGCGTCACGAGCTGAAACTGTGGACCGGTGCCGAGCTGGCGGCAAGTGATGTCGTGCGGGAGTGGCGCATCGAGGACCTGATCAGCTCCGGCTCCAACGTGCTGATCAACGCCGCCTACAAGTCCGGCAAGACCACCCTGGTGCTGAACCTGGTGCGCGCCCTGAGCCAGGGCGGTTCTTTCCTGGGTACCAAGAGGGTGGCTGCCCGGGCAGGGATGATCCGCATCATCGACATGGAGATGCCGCTCCCGACTGCCAAAGAGTGGGTCATGCAGCTCGGCCTGCATGAGCAGGCCAATGTGGAGTACGTGTTCCTGGCCGGCCGGGCCGGGGACCTGGCCCTGTTTGATGACCGGCACTTATCCGAGCTGGCCTCCAAGCTGGAGGGCACCGACATCCTGATCATCGACCCCCTGGGCCCCCTGATGGCGTCCCTGGGCCTGGACGAGAACTCCAACTCTGACATCCGCCGGCTGCTGTATGCCCTGACGGTCCTCAAGACGCGTTGCGGCGCCACGGAGCTGGTGGTGGTGCACCACGCCGGGCACGCTGACAAGGGGCGCGCACGGGGCGCCTCAGCCTTCGGGGACTGGCCGGACACGATCATCGACCTGCGCAACACCGTTCCTGATGACATCGACGGCATGCGCAGGTTCACGGCCCGGGGCCGGGACATCAATTACCGGTGCGAGCTGCTGTACAACCGGGCTACGCGTGAGCTTTCCGACACCACCACCAGGCACGCCCCGGCCGAGATGAGCACCGAGGCGAAGATCCTGACGGCCCTGGCAGCCGGCCGGCTGTCCTCCAAGGATCTGCGGGTCCGGGTCGGAGTCAAGGAGAAGCTGTTCTACGAGGCGCTCAGCAGCCTGCGGGAGCAGGGAAAGGTGACCGCCCTGCGGGACGGGAAGTTCACCTTCTGGGAGCTGCTGGACACCGTGTCCAACGCACTTCCCGACGCACTTCCCCACTAAGCCTCATATCGCTGGGAAGTGCGTGGGAAGCGCGTAACGCACTTCCCGACGCACTTCCCAACGCACTTCCCTCCCTATAAGACGAAGTTGTTAGGGAGGGCGGCATGAAGGAACCATCTGGAGAGGAAGCACGATGGCACTGCGCAACAGCAGGGGCAGCGGGCCCAGCAACCTACGCAAGTCCCAGGCGAGGGAGCCCGGTGATGACCAGTCCCCGCCCTGGGGCCAGGAGCCGGTGAAGGAGATCTGGCACCTGTGGGAGTACGACCCGGCGAAGGACCAGACGGTGTACCAGGGGACCGTGGACCGGAACCTGGGTGACGACGAGATGTCCCGGTACCTGACTTCTGCCCAGCACGGGAAGATCATGGACGACCCGGGGACCTGGGTGGAGCTGGCCGGTGAGTGACATCACGCCGGCGCTGGACGCCCTGGGCATCGACTACACCGTTCACGGCGACGAGGCATCGGCGTGCTGCCCCAGTCCTGGGCACCCCGACTCCCACCCGTCCTGGTCGGTCAACCTGCGCACCGGGATGCACCACTGCTTCGCCTGCGGTTTCGGAGGGGGCTTCCCGTCCCTGGTGAGGGTGCTGAACGGGGGCAGCACCCAGGCAGCCCGGGTATGGGTCACGCAGCAGGTAATCCGCAGTGGCCCTGTGCATTCCCCAGCTCCACGCTCAGCCCCTTTAGACAGCTCCTGGAGGTATGGGGAGGCGGCGCTTGATTCGATGGCTCCTGTGCCCTCTGAGCGCCTTGCACAGCGCATGCTGACCCCGGAGGCCGCTCAGCTGTACCAGGTGCGCTGGGACAGCTCCTCCCGGGCCTGGGTGCTGCCCATCCGGGACCGGGCCGGCAACCTGCTGGGCTGGCAGGAGAAGGACGGCCGGTTCTTCCGCAACAGGCCCCGCACCGTCCCTAAGTCCAGCTCGGTGTTCGGGCTGTGGACGGTGCGCCGGGGGCAGTGCGTGATCCTGGTGGAATCCCCCCTCGATGCGGTCCGCTTCCGCAGCGCCGGGATCGAGGGAGCGGTGTCCTCCTTCGGCGCCTCGGTCAGTGCTGCGCAGTGCGCGCTGATCACCAACTGCGCCTCGGCCCTGCTGCTGGCCCTGGACAACGACGAGGCCGGGCGCAGGGAGACGCGCCGGCTCATTGCACGGCACCCCCGGGTTATGCTGTTCAACTACGGGGGCAGCCCTGCCAAGGACCCGGGGGACGGCATGACCGACGACGAGCTGCGCTGGGGCGTGCAGAATGCCCTGGTCCCGGTCGCCTGGCTGGCCCGGCAGTCAGCGAGGGCGCATGCTGGCTAAGCCCCTGTACCCCTACCAGGACGAGCCGGTGGACCGCTTCCTGCTGCGAGGCAACCTGCTTGTCGCATTCGAGATGGGCCTGGGAAAAACCCCCGTTGCCATTGCCTGCGCCGAGGAATTACTGGGCTGCGGTGACATTGACTGCGCGCTGATCGTCTGCCCGGCGTCCCTGAAATACCACTGGGCAATGAAGATCGCTGAGTTCACCGACCTGCCGTCCGTGGCCCTGCGCGTCAAGAACGAGCACATCATTATCCCCCGGCCTGAATCGTGCCGGGTTATTGACGGCACGCCCGTGATGCGCAGGCACCAGTACGACCAGATCGCCCGGTCCCGGCCGGAGTACATCATCATGGGATATGAGACCGTGGTCCGGGATGCGCGCCACGTGCGCGCCCTCAGGCCCGGGTTCACCGTCCTGGATGAGTGCACGGCCATCAAGTCCTTCCGGGCCAAGCGCACCAAGCAGGTCAAGAGGCTGCTCGCCTCGCCGTACCGGCTGGGGCTGACCGGAACGCCGGTGGAGAACCGCCCCGAGGAGCTGTACTCCATCATGCAGTGGGTGGATGCCGATGCGCTGGGACGGTATGATCTGTTCGACCGGGCCTATATCCAGCGTGATCACTACGGGCGCGTGGCCTCGTACCGGAACCTGCCCATCCTGCACAAGCGGCTGGCCCCTGCCATTGCGCGCAAATCCCGGCTCGATCCCGAGGTAGCGCCATACCTGCCCACTGTGGAGCACGGTGTGTGGCCGGTGGGGATGGACACCACCCTGGCTGCCACCTACCAGGTGATCGCCGCTGACCTGCTGACGGCACTGCGGGAGCTGCCGGCGACAGGATCATTTGACCTGGCTGCCTACTACACCGGCACTAATTCCTTTGAGGAGAATAGTGCTCTGGGAAAGGTGATGGCGCGCCAGACTGCACTGGAAATGCTGCTCGACCACCCACGTTTGCTGGTAAAAAGTGCAGTCAATTATTTAAATACCCACGGGGAAAAAGGATCTAAATATTTATCCGAACTGCTGGTTCAGGATGATTTCGAGATCACGCACTCATCCCCCAAGCTGGATTATCTCACCGGGATAGTGCCGGAAATCCTGGAATTCGATCCCCGGAATAAAATAATTATCTTTTCCCGGTTCGTGGGCATGCAGGATATATTTGAGGATGAATTAACTGGCCCGGACTGGGCGTGCGTGCGCTTTCATGGCGGCCTGAACGCAAAGGAAAAGGCAGCTGCTGTCGCAAAGTTTTCGGGCGACCCGAAGTGCAGGATATTCCTGTCCTCCCATGCGGGGGCCTACGGTAACGACATGCACATGGCCAATTATTTAATTAATTACGATCTGCCCTGGTCAGCCGGCAAAGCTGCCCAGATTAACGGCCGGCACGTGCGCGCCTCCAGTAAATTCGCCAGCGTGTGCATCCGTGACCTGATCGTCACCGGCACTATCGAGGAGCGCCGTCAGCAGATGCTCGCCATCAAGTTCCGGGTGGGCAGCGCCATCCTGGACGGGCATGGCCAGGATACGGACGGGGCCGTGGTCAATGACCTGAAATCCCTGATGAGCCACTTGACCCAGGTTCTGGGCGAGGGATAGGATACGCGCTGTGCAAACTGCCTCCCAGATACTGGGTATCGTCGTTACGCTCGGCCTGGTGCTCACTGCCTATGTCGTGGGCGCGCGCTGGCCAGCGCGCCAGATCTGGATCATCATGGGCGTGACCATCGCCTTGCTGATCGCAGAGAACATCCTGGCGTTTGCATGACCGGCCAGGAGCTGGAGGAGATCCTGACCCGGATCGAGGCGCGCGCTCACCGGGTGGACTTGTACCTCATCATCCTGGACGGGTTCGTGGAGGAGCGCGACGCGCTGCCTGCCTGGCGCTTCCGTCAGCAGCGGAAGGTGGCCCGGCTCATCCGGTATCACCTGGAGGCTGCCCAGGAACTGCTCAGCCAGAACACGACCGAGCTGATGATCCTGACGGACAGGATCTCCGGGACCTCTTGACGTAGCCCTCCTTCCCGTCATAGGATATATGGCAAGAGGAAGGAGGAACTGCGTGCTTGTCCTTATCGTTCTTGCCGGAGCCTGTGTCCCGGCTGTTTTCCTGCTCGCGCTGATCGCTGCTGCGCATCAGAAGCGCGAGCAGGAACAGGAAGAAATCTTCCGCAAGCTAGCGAAGCTGCGCAGGGAAGAGGCCAGGATCATCGGCGCGATGATGGCGCGTGCACAAGAGAGGAAGGAGGAATCTGGTGCCGGTCCAGCAGTACACAGCTGAGATGCATTTGTGGCTGTCCGTTGCGGTAGCCCTGATTATATGCGCCCTCAGCTCGCTGGTCCTGTTCCAGGTCTGGCGAGCCTGGCGTACTTCTGCCCGGCAGCGCAGGAAGCAGCGTGGTATCGCCCGGCTGGCGCAGGAGCAGCAGGCAGCAATCAACTGGGTGATCCAGGAGACGGGCGACTTCGGTCTCCCGGAGCAGCTCCAGGCTGATCTGATCCGTCTGCACCAGGAGTACCCATCGGTTATCAGCGGAAAGGCTGAACGTGAAATTTACTAGGAAGTTCCTGCCTGTGGCAGGACTGCTTGCAGGCGCAGCTGTTGTGCTGTCCGGCTGTGCGAACAAGCCTGTTGTCCCCCAGCCGGGTGAGTTTGCTTTTGTGGTCGGCGGTGGCTCCAGCTCGAACCAGAACGTGCACTACATCGTGGACCCGGGTGTGCATATCAAGGTTTCCAACGGCGACCGGGTGCTGTATGTCCCGGCTGGCGTGCGTGACTTCATCACCGCTAAGCCGGGCACCGAGGGCGCTGACCGGACCAATCCCGACCCGTCCTACACCAAGGGCGAGAACGGCGTGAAGCCGATCCAGGTGCTCACTTATGATCACGTGGTCATGGAGCTGAACCCCAACCATGCGGTGCTGTACAAGTTCTACAACGCCCAGTGCGTCAAGTACGGGTGCGGCAGCCTGACGCCGGACACGTCCAACCAGAACAACACCCTGAAGCTGAACAGCCCGAAGGGCTGGCTGGATATGGTGCGGGACAAGTTCAGCACGGCTGTGGACAACGCTGTCCGTGACGCCAGCGCGACCTTCGGCCCGGATCTGTGGCACAACACGGGCGTGTGGAACGATTACGCCGGCTCCATCGCCTCGTTCCTGCCCAAGGAGCTGCGCCTGACCATGGGTGCCGGTGCGGACAACTATTTCTGCGGGCCGGATTCCACGAAGAGCAAGTGCACGCCGTTCACCGTGCTGATCAAGGACGTGGTTCCCACGGACGGGGCCATTGCCCAGCAGTACAGCCAGGCGAACGAGTCCGATCTCCAGGGCCAGATCGCCGCAAGCCGGGCTGCTGTTGCCAAGAAGCTCTACGGTGACCAGTGGGGCTACTGGACCGGTGTGTTCCAGGCTATCCAGCAGTGCAAGCAGTCCGGTGCCGGCTGCACGTTCGTCATCGGCAACCCGAACTCAATTCCCGTCAGCAAGTGATTGACACCCGGGTGGTACCCGGGTAGCGTAAGCCTTGCCTTGGCGAGGCACCGTTGGAGATCAGGAGACGTACATGATCATTCATGTACGTCTCCTGATCGGTACAGAAGGAGTCATTTTGCCAGCACCGCACCAGCCCGACTACGCATACGATTACGGTCGCATCGTCCCGGATCAGCCTGCTCCCATCCCTCGCCGTGATGTACCTGCTGTCCGGGCCAAGCGGATGCCCCCGGCTGAGAACAGCCACGGGGACAACCTCGCGCTGGGCAAGCTTGTGCCCGAGGGCGTGAACGTCCTGCCGGCCCAGCGGGTCTGCAACGACGAGCGCCTGCGCTACCGCTCCCACCTGGAGGAGTGCAAAGTCATGGGGTACGTGACCGAGGCTGAGTACGACGCACGCTCAGCGGCTGTGGACAGCTCCGAAACGGCCCAGGCACTGCGTGTGCTGATGGCCGACCTGCCTGCTCTCCCGGACCCTGAGGCCGACCAGCGCGAGGCTGAGGCGAAGGCGGAGAAGAACGCCGAGAAAGCCGCTGAGAAGGCAAAGAAGGACACCCTGGCCTGGAAGCTGGAGAATAACCGGGCGTTCCGGGTGACCGTCACCCTCATCGGCATCGTGGCCGCACTGATCACGGCGATTGTCCCGGTCAGTTTCCTGGCTTCTGCGCACGCCGGCCTGCTGGTCCCCCTGGCGGGGATTCCCTGCTCGGTGATCGGCGGCGTCGCGTTCATCGCCCTGATTATCAACCTCTGCTGCTATCTCGACCAGTAGCACCGCTCTGGCTCCCGTGTTCCCTGGGAACACGGGAGCCTTTTGCGTATAAGGAGATGCGATGGTAACTGTAACCAGGGGGATCCTGCTGAATATGGCCGTGTTCCTGGTGATGTCTCTTCCTGCCCTGGGGACACTGGAGCCTCATCCTCTGTTCGCTGCGTTCCTGACCTGCCTGGTCTGTGACGTGCTGGTGTACCTGGCGTATGGCCGTCCTGATACCACCCCCGGCCCTTCTGAGCAGCTGTGATAGTGTCGGCGTGTGACCAGACGCAGCATCAGCCAGCTCGCTATGACGGCCCAGGCTTTCTTATACCAGCGTGACACGCGCAAGCAGGCTGACAGCGCGCTGACCCAGGCACGTGACTGGCTCAAGCCCTACGTCATCGAGAACGGCTACGAGGATGACCGTGGCCATCGCCATATTGACTTTGAGGAGCCCCTGACCATTAACGGGGTGACCTACACCGGGTTAGTCGCCCGCAAGGCCGTGTCCCCCTTCCTGCGCACTGATGACGCGCAGGAGTGGCTGGCTGAGCACGGCCTGCTGGAGGAGATCATGACCGAGATCCCGGCCCGGCGCGAGCCGGACTGGGAGATGGTCTACATCCTCAACCAGGAGGGCAAGATCCCCGATGAGGTCCTTGACTCCCTGGAGGACCGCACGGTAACCTGGTCTCTCCTTCCCGAGGAGGGCTCCTGATGGATCTGCTTATCATTTTGCTGATTACCAGCGTTGTCACCGCATTTCTTACGGTGATGGGCTATCTTCTCTGGTCGGCCCGGTAATGGACCTGCTGCTGGAGCTTCTGATGGCATTCCTCCTGGCCGGCGCAGTTACTGTCGGCGGGTACGCCATATGGGCTGATTACCATGACTGACTATTACCCCGGGAGTAAAACTCCCCGGAAGTCGTATCAGGAAAAGCCCTCTTCCCCTCCCCCGGAGTTAGGCGAGCCGTATGGCTTTTACCCGGTTAAAGGACGCAAGGGCGTCTGGCCGATGTACACACTCGGCCAGCTGGCTGCTGCCCTGCTGCGCAAGCCGGTGACCCTGCGGCGATGGGAATCCCAGGGAATCATCCCCCGTGCCCCCTATCTTGTCCGTGGCATCAGCAACCTCGATGGCACGCGCGACAAGAGGGGGGACAGGCGTCTCTACGGCCTTGCCCACATTCAGGGCATTGTCAACATCGCAGCAGAGGAGGGCCTGCTGGATGATCTGACGAAGAAAATAAAGGAGACCGGGTTCACGGAAAAAGTTACCGCACTTTTCAGGGAGCTGGATAAGATATGATCGTCAGGCGAAGAACTGTTCTCCACGTCAACCTCGGCAATTACGAGTGGGTGGAACTCCACGCTGAGGTGGAGGCGACAGAGCAGGAACTGCAAGGATCAGGAGACTTACTCCAGAAAATCCTTGACGATCAGCTGAGGAAGGATATTATGGAGGTCCGGGAATCCTCCGGGCTCACCGCCGACAAGTCGTTCATCTTTCACTGGAAGCAGGAAACCCCCTCATGACCCGTCGTTCGCCATTACCCACCACCGTCGATGCACCTACTGGCGCCCAGGGCGCCGGCTGGGACGCGTTCCGCAGCGCCCGCAAGGCCCGTGGCACCTTCGCCCAGGACTTCCAGGTCCCCGAGGGTGAGGACAAGCTGGTCAAGTTCCTGGACGCCGAGCCGTTCGAGTCCTATTACCGTCACTGGCTGCGCAATCAGCCCAAGGGACAGCGCCAGACGTTCGTCTGCCTGGGTGATGACTGCCCGTTGTGCGAAAAGGGTGATCAGCCCTCTTTCCTGGTGCTGTTCAACGTGATCGACATGCTGGATGACCCCTCCACCGTCAAGGTGTGGGCAGCATCCCCCGGGCCTGCCGGCAAAATCGAGGCGATGGCCAAGTCTGACAAGAACTCGCCTATTAACCGGGACAACCTCTACTTCTCCGTCAGTAAGCTGAAGGAGTCCAATAACTTCTTCTCCTACTCCCTTCTCCCGGTCAAGGACCGGGACCTGGAGGACGACTGGAACGTGGAGCCCCTGGTCCTGGCTGAGGTGGCCGAGCTGGCCCGGCACGGCAACGAGTACATCCGTCCCGACAGCGTTGAGGATCTGCGCGAGATCGCAGAGACCCTGGAGTAGTCATGAGCGTGGAAATCCCCCTCCGGCGCAAGTACCGTGTAGGGGGGACGGGGCACTATAAGTCCCGTACATCCAACAGCAGCCAGGCGCGTCCCAAGAAGCACGCCGTCAAAGGCGAGATCCAGGCAGCCCAGGAAATCACGAAGGCCCACCAGATGGTGATGTGGCTGGACTTTTCCACGGGCAATGGCAAGATCCGGTGGGTCCGTCAGGCAGAGTACGACAGGCTGCGTTCCTGATCAGTCCCCGGGGATCCTGGCACCAGGATCCCCGGGGCTCTATCATAGGAATTACATGAGCAGTCTTTTTCACGTCCTGTGCTTTCCCCCGTCCATGATGCAGTTCCCCGGGGGAAATCATCTCGTTGACGAATTATGCGGCTGCCAGCCTTCTGTGGAAATTGATGCTGATAGCGACAGTATCGTGGTACACCATCGCTGTACTTCAATTCACCCGGAAGTACATAACTGGGTGGCAGTAAAAGTGAATCTTTTAGGAGATGATAATTCTCCATGACGGGTCTTTCCCCCAGTATTGTTCTCACCGAGGAACATCTGCGCGAGGTACGGGATTATTTTCTGGCGCGCCCGGCATTTGCTTTTGACACTGAGGCTCAGGGGGAGAACCGGGGCGTCCCCCACCTCAATAGCTTGTCCTGGCTGTCCTTGGCCACGGACGGGATGGCTGTGGCCATTCCTTTCGGTCATCCCATCGGGGACCGTGTTGTGCGCATGGACAAAATCCCGACCCCTTACGGGGATGACAGTACCAAAGCCGGGAAATTCTACAATAAATCGGTGCCGGTGTACGAGCCGGCCCCGGTGCAGCTGTATCCCGAGACGGTGTTCCGTGTCCTGGAGCCGTTATTTTTCAGCCCGGCCATCATCAAGATTGCCCACGGCGCGTCTTTTGACTTTGCAGCCCTGAAAAAGTACTACGGGTGCGTCCCTTGCGCGCCGTATGAGGACACCATCATCGACGCGTGGCTGCTGGATGAGAACCGGCGCCGGTTCGGCCTGAAATACCTTGTCAGGGATATCTTTCATTTCAGTTATGATGACGAGGAAATCGGCACCTGCGTGGAGAGCTACCCGTTCTCCAAGGTTGCGCTGTACTCCTACCTGGACGCCCGGCTCTGCTGGCTGCTGTACCGGAGATTTTCCCCCCAGATCGAGGCTGACGGCCTGGAGGATATCCACCGGATCGAGCACGAGCTGCTTCCGGTGATGGTGAACATGCGCCTGACCGGCGCGCTGGTGGACGAAGAGGAGATGCGCACCCAGAAGGCCAGGCTGGGCCAGCGGGTGGAGAACCTGAAATTTGACGTGTTCACGGCTGCGGGCAGGAACACCAAACCGCTTCAGTTCAACCTGAATTCCACCCCGCAGAAGCAGAAGCTGCTGTACGGGCCTAAATCTGAGGGCGGCCAGGGACTGAAAACCACCCGGCTGACCAAGAGCGCGCGCAAAAAGAAGGATGAGGACCCCAAGGGCTTTAAGCCCGACGTCTATTCCTTCTCCACTGATGAGGAAGCGCTCCAGGAGAATTACAGCAACCCGTTAGCTGCCGCCATCCTGGCGTACCAGGAGACTTTCAAGATCCTGGGCACGTATATCATCGGCTATCTGGGCGATCCGGATAACCCGGGAAAGCCACGCCGTATTTATGACGGCCGTATTCACGCTGACTTCGTGCAGTACGGCACCAAGACTGGTCGCTTCTCCTGCCGGGAGCCCAACCTCCAGAACATCCCACGTCCTTCCTCTGATCTGGGCCGGACCATCCGGGGCCTGTTCATCTCTGAGCCCGGGCATCAGCTGGTCGTTGCTGACTTCGCCCAGATCGAGCTGGTGGTGCTGGCGCATTACATCGGCTACGGCGCGCTGTTCGACACTTTCCACGCTGGCGGTGACCCGCACCGGATGACTGCTGCGATGGTGCTGGGCAAGAGCCAGGAGGAGGTCACCAAGGACGAGCGCCAGGATCTGGGCAAGACCCTGGGTTTCGCCACGGTCTACGGCGCCGGCGTCAAGAAAGTAGCGGCAATGGCCAAGGTCAGCGACACGCAGGCGCGCGAGATCCTGAACGAGCACAAGCGGCGCTTCCCCGAGGTCTACGGCTACCGGCAGGCCCTGCTGCGCAATACCCGCAAGGCGCAGCCTTACCCCTGCCTGACGACGCTCCTGGGACGCAAGCGGCGCATCCTGGATTTGCTGTCCCCTGACGACAAGTACCGTATGCCGGCTGAGCGCCAGTGCTTTAATTCCCTGATCCAGGGAAGTGCCGCTGACCTCCAGAAACTGGCAATGATCCGGGCGTACAATGATCCTCGCAGGGGTGAGGACATCAAGATGCTCATGACCGTCCACGACGAGATCGTGCTGTCCGCACCCGACAGCAAGACGGAGCTGGCAGAAGATATCCTGCGTGAGGCCATGACCGGCCTGGCGATGCAGGACCTGGTGCGCGTCCCCCTGTCCATCGAGGTCAATACCGCAGATCGCTGGAGCGAAGCCAAATAGTGGCTGGAAGAGTGTGAGGTAGCAGATGAGCAACTTCTGGGCGCGTAAGGTAGCAGAAAGTGCCCCTAAGCCAGTCCAGCGTCCTGCCCAGGCCCCCCTGTCCGGGCCGTGGTGGGCCACCCCCCATCCCCAGCCGGCTGCCCCGCAGCAGGAGGCTCAGCCCCCGCAGCAGCCCGGCCCGGACGACCACCGGGTTATCGGCCTGGAGTCCATCCGGGCGAACCGGTACGCAGCTGCCACCCAGGAGGGCCTGTGCCCGGGCTGCGGGGGCACGGATTACTTTGCCCCCACCGGCACCCAGCGCAAGCGCTGCTTCGCCTGCGGCTATCCCGTCGTGCAGTCCACTTCCGGGATGTCCTCTACCTCCGCAGCAGGAGGTGCGCCGGGCAAACCCGCACGTCAGGTCTCGTCCATGACGGTCACGGACGGCTCGGGGCGCATCCTGGGCTCGGTGGCTGCCTCGGCCGGCGCAGGAGGACGTGCGAATTACAACCCGACCGACACGCAGGCAGGCCGGATCTCTTGACGCTGCTGGATGCAAAAGGTATTCTGGGCATCACTGAATTCCGGTGGATATCCGGGAATGAGGCGCGTGTGGAACTCCCTTCTGGGCATGCCCACCCAGCTACTTCCCTGGAAATCCGGATGTGGAAGTTACTGACTTCCCTTACCACTGAGGAACCTCGTGCCCACTGAAACCTTAGACGAGCTGAAGGCCCGGTTAAACAAGCACCTGGGCCCCCATACCCTGGTAACGGCCAGCGAGATGGTCGTTCCCCCGAAGTTCACCACCGGCTCCCTGTCCCTGGACGTGATCCTGGGAGGGGGCTGGCCCGGCAATCAGTGGTCAGAGATCATCGGCAACGAGTCGGCCGGCAAGACGGCGATCCTGCTCAAGACCATCGCTGCCAACCAGCGCCTGGACCCGTCCTTCACCACGCTGTGGGTGGCCGGGGAGCATTTTGACAGTGACCAGGCACGCGCGCTGGGTGTGGATAACGACCGGGTGGAACTGGTGCGCACCCAGAAGATGGAGCTGGCCCTGGAGCTGGTGATCCAGAGCGCTGAATCCCGGGCGTTTGACTGCATTGCCCTGGACTCCTACCCGGCCCTGCTTCCTGATGAAGAGGCTGAGAAGGCCATGGACGAGTTTTCCGTGGCCCTGGGTGCCAAGCTGTTCAACAAGTTCTGGCGCAAGGCAGGAGCGGCCTCACAGCGCGCCTCGGACGGTACTGAGCGGCCTTTCATCGGGCTGATTATCAACCAGTTCCGGGATAAGATCGGCGGCTGGTCCCCGGCCGGGACCCCGCAGACCTCACCCGGCGGGCACGGCAAGGATTTCGCGTACTTCGTGCGCTTGCGCCTGGCGCGTGATGAGTGGCTCACCGAGAAGTGGCCCTCCATCACGGGCGGGCCGGTGAAGGTCGGGCAGTCCATCAAGATGACCACGCTGAAGAACAAGGCAGCACCTCCCCAGCAGGTAGCAGCTGTCGATTTCTATTTCCGGGACGCGCCTGTCCGTGGTTTCCGGCGTGGGGACTATGATCTCGGTAAGGAGTATGTCCGTCTGGGAATCGAATTCGGTGTCATCCGTGGCACCGGGTGGTACACCTTCGATGGCCGTAAATGGCAGGGGAAGGCGGCTATGCAGGCTGATGTACTGGCCGAAATGGAGCTGAGGACTGACCTGCGCGCGCAGATCCTCGCTGCTGCCGCAGACCCACGGAGGATTTTCACGGAGGAATGATGGATCTCATCTGGGCACGGGATTTAAAGCCGGGGGACAGGATTATCCACCCGTTAACCGGCGCCATCGTGGAGGTGACCGGCTCGGAATGGGTGCCGGACGAGGTGACAGCTGAGTTCGTTCAGCTGGAAGGCGAGCGCCTGGCCCTGCCGTATGAGTCCCTTGTTCAGCTGGCCATTCTGGAAGAGGATGAATGAAGGAATACAAGCTGCTTGACCTTCCTCCCACTGAGGAGGAGATGAATGAATTTGCCGCTGAAGGCTGGGAAATTCAGTTTGTCATTCCCCGGAGCCAGTGGGTTAACTACACACGGATCCTGTGGGTGCGCACAAAGCAGGAGTCTGTGTGACCGCAGCGTGGGAAAAACAGGAAAAAGATACTGCCGCTGCCTATGGTGGGCGCGTTAATTCCGGATCCGGCAATGGCTGGATCCGGAAGAATGATGTTCGCACCGACACTGAGTCCATCGAATGCAAAACCACCTCGGCGCACCAGTTCACCCTGAAGTACCTGGAGTTATGGAAAGCCTACAAAACGGCTATCACGGATGGCCGGAGAATGGTTTTCCAGATCCAGTTCGAGAAACACCGGGCCCGTTACGTGGTATTACACGAAAGAGATTACCTGGAGCTGAGGGAACGTGCTGACGGAAACCAGCAGTAGCACCTGGGAATACGCCCGGCCGGACTGGGACATGTATTTCACTAATATTGCGTACACCGTTTCCACCCGGGGGGAATGCAGACGGGCCCGGGTAGGGGCAATCATCGTCAGGGATCACCGGATAGTTGCAACCGGCTACAACGGCGCTGCGGCCGGGCGGCCTTCCTGTCTGGAAGGCCACTGCCCACGCGCTGAATCCGGTGCTGAGCCGGGGTCCTCCTACGACACCGGCCCGGGTGCGTGCATTGCCATCCACGCCGAGGCCAACGCACTGCTGTATGCGGATTACGCCAGGTGCGTGGGAGCGACCTTGTACACAACCCGGGAGCCCTGTGATGGCTGCCGCAAGCTGATCGCCGGGGTCGGTATCACCAGGGTGGTGTACCCATCATGAGTGATTCCTCCATCCCTGCCCTGCATGTCAGCCCTCCTCAGGGATGGCGTCACGCGAAATGCCGGGGAGTTATCCCGGGCAGGGGATACGACCCGTTTTTTGACGAAACGGACTACAGCCCGGCTGTGGACTTCTGCAACGGGACCGATGACGGCGTGTTATGCCCAGTGCGCGATGAATGCCTGATCTTTGCTCTTGCTAACGATTGCGCTGATGGCGTCTGGGGCGGCACGGAACCCATCACACGGAAGGCAATAAGGAAACGATGGCCGACACGAATGCGGAACAGGGGCCAGCCGGTACGCCCGGAGTGGAAGTGGATGGACCGTGCTACGGCCCTGGCTGGCATGGACGAGGAAAAGCTGCGCAGGGAAATGGAGGAGGCCGGTACCGGCTGACCGGGCGAAACGCCGTTCGCTCGAAGGAGCGTGCCGGCCCGGGGATCGTCCTGCCCCTGATCAAGGATGAGTTATCCCGTCATCACGGCACACCTGATCCCGGCCGCCGGCAGGACGTGCTGCACCCCAGCGAGATGGCCAAGGAGAGCTGGTGCCCATGCGCTGCCTATCACAAGCTCGCAGGCACCCCGGCCCGGGCAAAAGACAGCAATTTCTCCATGACGCTGGCTAATGTCTTTGCCGAGGGTCATTCCATCCACGCCAAATGGCAGGACTGGCTGGCGCGCACCGGCCAGTTATGGGGGGACTGGCACTGCACGCGATGCATGGCGACTGTCCGTCGCACGGCTGATCCCGGCTGGACGGACATGATGTGCCTGGGCTCGGATTTCCGTCATCGCTGGGAGTACCAGGAAGTCTATTTGTGGGATAACGGGACCAACATCCACGGGCACGAGGATGGCGCGCTGACGGGCGCGAACGCCCTGGTGGAAATCAAGTCGGTCGGCCTGGGCACCCTGCGGTGGGAGAATCCCGAGCTGCTGGCGAACTACTACGTCCGTGAGCTGGCCCAGTACGATCTGGAGGGTATATGGCGCGCGATAAAGAGGCCCTTCCCTTCGCACGTCCGGCAGGTTAACATCTACATGTGGCTGGCGCGTCAGATGGGGCTCCCGTTCGACAAAACGGCTGTGGTGTACGAGTTCAAAATCAACCAGCAGGTCAAGGAATTCCTGGTGCCGTACAGCCCTGAGATCGCAGAGCCGCTGGCTGATCACGCCAGGGACATAGCTGCGGCCCGGGAAACGGGAACAGCGCCCAGCTGCATTCACGCCAACTGCCAGGAGTGCCGTATCTATGAGCCGGAGGAAATCTCCCCCGTACCTGGACCGGGTGAGCGTGCTGATAGCGGCGACCGACCCCCTGCTGCGCGTGTTCGCAGTGGTAAGCGACGTGTGCAGCGAGGAGGACTGCATGAAGAACCTGGCAACCCTGCGCATGGGGATGGGACGGATCAGAGCCGAATGGCGCCTGGCAGTGAAGGAGATGGATCCTGATGCATGAGACCGTGATTCTCACTGATGAAGAGAAAGCCTGGGTCACTGAGGTTGCCCGGGTGCGCCAGGGAGATGGCTCGCGCAGGGACCGTGCAGGGGCCACCGGGGGCCTGGCTATCCACGTGGCCGGCGCCGGCGGGGAGCTGGCTGCGGCGAAGTGCCTGGGCATCACCTGGCCGGCGTACGTGAACACGTTTCACGGCACCCCGGACCTGGAGCCTGATATCGAGGTGAAAACGCGCCGCAATCACGCGTGGGAGATGATTGTCCGTCCCTCCGACCCGGTGGACGGGCGCCGTTACGTCCTGGTGACTAAGGAGGCTGGCAACCCGGAGTTCCGGGTCCACGGCTGGATGCCCGGCGAGGACATCAAGACCGAGGCGCACTGGAACACTGATATAGCCAGGAACGGGCGCCCCCCGGCCTGGGTAATCGACCAGCACGAGCTGAGCCCCATCACGGTGTTACGGCTGGCCGTAGCGGAAGGAGAGCAGCGTGGTGAATGACGCAGAGATTCTTCAGTTCCTGCGCGAGATGAAGGAACTCCTGATTGAGATCCGGGACATCCTGCGCGAGGAGCAGGTGTCCATCGGGGAGTACCTGGATCCCCCCGAAACGGTGACGCCGAATACCACCACCCAGGCGTTCGTTGATGGCGTTCAGGAAGCGTTCCGGGAGCGGCAGAAGAATTATCCCTACGGATAGCAGGGAAAATCCGATATGGCGTACGTTGATCAGACAGCCGGTGTGTACCCCAATCTGGACGGCACCTGGGGTGCGGTTATCACCGTCTACGGCAAGAAGATTCTTCTTGGTGAGGATTTCCCCAGTGCGGAGACGGCGAAGGCGTACTTCGACTGGGCAAATAATGTGAATTATTTCGAGGAATTGCACAAATACTGATGCGACGGATACGGGTCGGTTCCCTCTGTTCTGGCTACGGGGGCCTGGAGATGGGGATCGAGCGCGTATTCGGCCGGACCCGGCTGGAATATGTTGCTGATAATAACCCGGCCGTATCCCGCATCCTCGCCCATCACCATCCCAGCGTCCCTAATATAGGTGACATCACAGCTGTCAAAGGCGACGAACTGCCATTTGTCAACGTGCTGGCGGCTGGCTTCCCCTGCCAGCCGTTCTCCTCGCTGGGGCACCACAGGGGGCTGGAGGATGAGCGGTATCTTTTTGATGAGATCGTGCGCCTGGTGGAGGAAATGCCAGCCAGGCCCGGCTTGCTGATATTTGAGAACGTGGCTGCCCTGCGTTACGGTAATGAGGGAAAGGTGTTCTACCGTGTTCTATCCTCCCTTTCCCGCATCGGGTACGTGGGATCATACGGGGTGTTCCGTGCATCCGATGCCGGCGCGCCTCATCAGCGCGAGAGGATCTTCCTCACCGCAGTTGCTCCCGACTCCCCGGGCCTCGCCCGCAGAATTCAGGACGCGCGCTCGTACTCCCTCGCAGAGAGAGGGGAAGCACGGGAAATACTTAGCCAGCGAATTGTACGAGCTGGCAAAGGCAGCTTCTGGGGGCCTTACGGGAATGCGGTCTGGAGATGGGAAGGGATCACCGGCTTTACTGCCCCTTTCCCTCTTATCCCATCCGGAGCCGGTGAGCCCTACACCAGCCCCCGCTTCGTGGAGTGGCTGATGGGATTGCCGGCCGGATGGGTAACGGGTGTTCCCGGCCTGTCCTGGGAGGAGCAGATTCACGCGCTGGGCAACGGCGTGGTCCCCCAGCAGGCAGCCCTGGCTATCAGTGAATTACTGCCCTGGAACGCGCTGTGAGCAGCTGGGCCGGCAAGCCCTGCGCGATGTGCGAGGGAAAGAAAGGCCCGAAGTACATTAACCAGAAGTACTGCGGCAAGTGCCTGTTCATCGTCAGGAAAGCGCGTGCTGATATTGAGCATGCCAGGAATATAGCGCGCAAGTACGGGATTACCGGCGAGCAGTACCTCGCCCTGCACAAGTTCCAGGGAGGTAGGTGCGCGATCTGCCGAAGGGCCACGGGCCGGACGCGCAGGCTCTGTGTCGATCACGACCATAAAACCGGGAAGGTGCGGGGATTGTTATGCCGGCCCTGCAACAGCATGCTCGGTCACCTCCGGGATGACCCTGATGCCTTCCGGCGCGCTGCCCTGTACCTGGAGGCAACACCCTGGGTGCGCTACCTGAGGCAGGCTGATGAGTAGCGCTATTATAGAATGAAACAGTCGGGCTTATCAGGAGAACAACATGGCTGAACCAGGAATCGAGACCATCCTGAGGGTAAAGGGCAGTTCGTCAGCGTCCGCACTGGCAGCTGCTATCGCCCATGGGGTCTACGGGAATAAGAACGTAGTATTACGCGCAATCGGCGCAGGGGCTGTCAACCAGGCTGTCAAGGGCATCGCTATCGCCCAGTCCTACGTGGGCGCGCGAGGACTGATTATCAGTTGCCGTCCCGGGTTTACGGATGTAATGATGCCGGACGGGAAAGTTACGGCTATCCTTCTGCGGATCATTGCTGAATGAGGTAAATCATATGGCCGGAGAAAGCTACACCACCTCTTTCGAGAAGATGGGTGACCAGGGCATCCCCAAGTCCGTGGTCAATATGTCCGGCGACCGCTCTGCTTACACCAAGCTGGTCGGCCGCAAGACCGAGGGCCGGGGCGCATCCCCGACCGGCACCAAGGCCAACCGTGGCCGCACCATGATCAATGAGGCGCATGGTCCCACGTTCCGGCCGGTTGCCACCCTCTACAAGGCCAACGCCGCTGAGGCGTCTGCTACTCAGCGCAACACCCGGATCATGAAACCGGCGATGGGTGACCGGGACTTCTGGGGCAAGCGCGCCTGGGGCCAGCAGAATGGCTGAGGAGCCTACTGCCTTTGACCCTTACGGCCTGTCCGGGGTAACTAGCGCGCTCTCAGCCTCCACCCGGCACGGCAGTTCACCGGTACGGGAGGGGAATATCGGTGAGCGCGCCAGGTTCGGGCGCCCGGGCAGCACGCCGGACCGCAAGGGTATTTTCCAGCATGGTGCGACTGTGGGCCAGAAAGCCGGCGCGCTGGCCAGTGCCGTACTGAAGGGAGGGGACTAGTGGGACAGCCACGCAGGCTGCTGACTGACCCGGTACGCGACAATTCCAGCTCGCGCTCGGGGTACTTCAAGGCAGCTTTTAATTCCTCTACAGCAGGAACCGGCCCCCTGACGATGCAGATCGCCGGCGGTAAACTACCCAAGCCGCTGATCCTGCATCCCCATCACACCAACAACGCGCCTCGCCAGAAGCGCGCTGACAGGCAGTCATGAGCAATCTCAACCAGCAGCAGCTGGGTTCTTATGAAGGCAAACATCGGGTGACTGGTGGGACCAAGGCCGTTCCGGTGCTGGGGTCACGGTCCAGTGGCAGCCCGAGTGTCGGGGCGGCTGAGGTCCACCCCGGCCGGCAGGGACCTGTGCATAAGTTCTATTCCGGCAAACATGCCGTCCCGATGGGGTCTTCTAAGTAGGTAATGCATGCCCAGTAACTGGCAGCAGCTGACAGCCCCGGGAGCGACCTTCCCGGGGTCTCCTGGCGTTGCCGGCGGTGGTTACGGCTCAGGTATTGCCTTCAGGGACACCCTGGACGCTAAGCGCTCTATGATGGGACGTACGCCCGAGGCTGAGTACCCGGACGGGTATCTCGGGACGATCACGAACCGTCAGCAGGACAAGGTACTCGGGAAAATACAGGAGCGTCTTAACGACCGGAGCTACCAGCGTGGTGTCCACGTAGGCTCCAAGATCGGGCGTGATCAGTATTACTGGACAGCAGCTGTTAATCCTGATCTGGGTCTGCGCCGTGAGCTGGCCGGCGTCCGTGGCCCTCACACAATTGATGTACCCCGTTTTGCTCCGGCTGT